GCCGCCTCCGTATTTGATTTCGATTGTTGGATACCTTCTTCCATTTTCGCCTTCCTACGCTTCTTTTCTCTTGATGCCAACATATAACTTGCATACTTTATGTTAGACTTCGCCAATAGTCGTATATCAATAGCATCTTGTAGCGTGATAGTATCGTTAGTTAAACACGCCTGAATGTTTTGTTCCAACATTTGCGCTTCCTTATCATCTAAGATTGCTTCGATTTTAACATCAAACTGTGCCCTCTCGAAATCATCTGTTCCCTCTACACGAATATATTCTACTCGGTCTGAACCTAATGCTTGTCTGTATCCATCGTAATAAGTAATGCCATCCTTTTTGCCATACACCAATATATCCCATAACCGCATTTGAACAATTCTTGCAGTTCTCTTATACATATTTATATAGGAATTGTAAATATAGTTGGACGCACTCTCCCCGATTTGCCTTGCATCTTGCAGAACTTGTTTTCCTACCGCTTGGTTGCTTAACTGACCTTCCGCTAAGTTGTTTGTACCCACAATACGCATTAATTTATCGTACTCTGCGTTCCATACACCCATTAACTGATTCAGCTTATCGCTAAAAGGTACATTCTTTGGTTGTATCGGTGCTTGTCTTTGCCCCTCTCCATCATCTTCTTTCCTTTTGTAGTACTGAATACCCGTTTGTTTGTATATCCTGTAAATCTCAAATGGAGATAGGTTTTTTAAGTCTTGCCCTAATGTAATATCCGACATTGTGGAAATATCTACCTCAAAGCCATCGGGTGCTGCTGCTGCGATTATCTTTTGTTGCTGTAACGCCACCAACTGCATAATCTTAATCGAGGGTATCATGGTTTCAATCATTGGTTTGTTTACCATTTTATGATTGTTATACATGAACACTACGTAAGGCAGTTCAATCTCCGTTAGGTTAGCTTGTGGCTTAATCATGTTCTTAGCCAATCCCCACGATAATACATAAGGCGTGTCTACAATATGGATACCGCAGTACTCTACAAAGTACGGTTTAGTTTTTTTGTATTTAGAACCTTCTTCTTCTTTGGAAAACCACTCTACCTTAGTTAGCTTCTCACTACCAAAACTATCGTTCCAAACCTTGTACTTTAATCCGTACAGGGTTTTTAAAGATAGCATTACTACGGTAACGGTAAATGAGTCATACGGTCTTGCTAATGCAGAACCCCATTGTGGATTCCAATCCCATGACCACTCATTCGCATTACCATTAATGCCTTTTTGGCTTCGGGCAAGTTCAAATAGTTTTTCTTCTGTTATCTTGCCGGGGTATTGTAAGCGAATATCCATGATACTCATTTGGGTACAACGACCCATGTATTGAGCATCTTCTAAATCGTCACGCTCCGAATAACCGCTAATGATATTTTCGGGTTTCTCAAATGGAGTTTTAATCCTGCCATTCGGGTCAATATATGGGCATATCATGGATATACCACAATTAATTAGGTCTGTAAGGATTCTATCTTTGATTACGTCTGACCAACTGTTATCATAAAAAACAAGGTCAATGCCCTGTTCCATGATTACTTCTTCCCTCTCCTTGTAGTTAAATCCAAACTCAATATCTATTTCCGCTTCACTTTCAGGGTCGTCATCATTAAATTCCTCTAACTCTATTCCCGATGTTTCTTGAAGTTGCATGATTTGCTCTTTATTCTTTAGCTTAAAGAGTGCATTGGCTTTGGCTTTTTCCTTTTTTGTTTGAGATAAAGGGTCTACTGCATTGCATTGGATTTTCTCTATGCGTTGCAAGTATCTGTCTTTTAGCCTATTAATGAACGGGATAGCAATAGGTAATGGGTCATACGCTAAATTGATTACAGACATCTCTCCATCTAAGTCCAAAATGTCTTTAAACTCGGTCATATCCTGCATACCGAAAGCGTAAGAACGGTTGTATTCATACCTACGTTTTCTATCTGCTGCACTCTCCGCAGAACCTACTCTCCATTTTTCGTAGGCAGTCCGCATAAAATTTAACCCATACTGCTCACTATTTTTATCTGCATCGGGAGCAAGTGGATTCTCAAAGTTGGATGGTATTGGCATAATCTATTTAGTATTAGACAAAACTAATGCAAATATTATAGGGTTTTTTAATAGTACTTTTTAGACTTCCTTACTTGCATAAAATTAATTAATTTGGGTTCTACAATTTTCTTTCTAAAGTCAGACTTTAATCCCATTAAGGCATACCCCCATGCCATACAAGCATCATAATCCGTTCTATCATTTATATTAAAGCCTAACATATCTTTTAATAGTCTTAGGAATTTTATTTTGTGCATCTTATTTAAAGCGTACTCTACCATTTCTGTTAGGTGTTGCTCTCTTGCTTCTTTGTCTTGTGGGGCACACCCATACACCTCTGAACCGTTTGCCCTCTTGGTTGGTATTAAATACCCATGTAATTTAGGTGCGGTTTCAGGGGATGCAAGTCTTGTATTTGGGTGCATAGCATAATCTATCCAATCCGTAGGGGCACGTTCTCCTAACATACGTATTCCGTAATACTCTAATCCCCAATATATTTGGTCAAAGAAAGCCTGTTTCGTATCGGGTCTACCCAAAAACATAGCACATGGATAGTCTGAATTTTCGGGGTCTAAACTATCATAACGCTTATGTATTACACAGCAAGCATCTGACCCTTTGTCTACCGTTTGTCTTGAATTGGCGAATGGGTCAAGCCCCCCACTCCCGAAAGAGGTATTATCGGGGCATTTTATACTTCCTTGATAGACTGACTTATTGTGATTTTCTGGAAATTCAAGGATATACCACATTCCTGCTTTGCTATCCTCAAAGTAAACCTCGCCATTTTCTCTTTTCCTGAACCGACCCCTTCTACCGTTTTCGGATAAGCCCGTACCCTCTAGTAGTGTTTCAATACGTTCTATTTGATTGGTTAGTTCCTCTAAGTTAAAGTGGCATTGGTTGTTTACGCCCCTGAATACTTCAATCCACTCAAAAGGGAATAACCTTATTTCTTCTGCCAATAATTCAGGGTCATACGCCAATATATCTCTATTTTCTTGAAGATGTTGCTTTGCCCCTATTAGTGAGTTTGGACAGGCTCTTTTGCCCGTTATTGGGTCACGAACTTCTTCTAAGTACGCTGATTGTTCTGGTGTAGGATTCTCGATAACAGAGTTACCGTACTTATCTATATATCCAAAAAATCCTCTGTACCCTTCTAAGAAAAATCGTTTAAGTCGTGATGGTGTTTGACCGATGCTGCTTAATTTACCCGTATGGTTAGATGCTATCCAAATCTTTTTGAAATTATCGCCACCTTTATCCCCCTTATTTACTGTACTAAATAAGGATACATGACCAATTACGGATGCCCCAACCAATAATGTTTTGCTAATTTTTGAAAAGCATATTTGAATATTTGCCTCCTCCCACTTTGCGCACTCATCTAAGGTTATTCTTCTCGCCCTACGACCATCATAAGCGTTTTCGGAAGTTGCCAGCCAATTTATTCTATTGTTCTTACCCTTGTCGGCAGATACCATTCTGTTGTTTGCCGAAATTCTCGCTCTTGGTTTGGCGATATGAAGTTCTGTTTCTGCCACCTTCGCTAATTCAGGGATAAGAAATTCTGGTAGTTTCTCTAACCCATTCTTAACCATTAGGTACATTTCTTTGGCATCGCCACCCGTTTTAGAAACAATACCTTGCAGGGTATTTTCTTCAAGAAGTCCAATTAAAAGCATGATTGATGCCGCCATTGAGGACAATCCAACCCTACGACCCTTGATACCGCAGTCCCCTAATGTAAAATCATCATCCTCGCATAGCTTGTAGAAGTTTAGATATTCTAAAGAGGTGTCTTTATATATCGGGTATATATCCTCTAATAGCTTGAACCATTGATGAAAGAAATAACAGTATTTATTGAAGTAGGTAGGAAAACCATTTATGAAAACCCATTCGCCATGATGTAGTCGGTGTATTTCTTCGATAAACCATTCCATCTGACCCGACTGCGGTGCTTGATGCCATAGAACGCCCTCTTTTACGTCTGTATTCCAATCCCATTGTAGATACGTTTCATCCCTAAACCAAATCTGATCTTCGGTTGGTAACTCAAATCCACGAATTTTATACATATCGGGTACAGGTGGAGTAACATAGTCTATGCCCTGAATAGAAGACCTTATAGGCTTACCCTCTTTCCATGTTCTTACTCTTGGAACATATTCAGCATCAGATTCCTGTGCCTCTTGCTTCCTTTTCTTTTCACCCCTATGCTGATTTGCCGACATTCTTGTTCATTACCTTTTTTGCTACCTGCTCAAATATATTCTCGCCTGTAAATTCCTGTGGTTGTTCTTCCTCCTTCTTGCCCTTGCCTACTTTTGCTGATATTGTTTTGGACTTATTATCCTCTCCCATTAACACTACAATTTTAGTAAACATTTTGTCATCTTTTAACACTTGCCCATCCTCACGTATAGTTTCTAACTCCCTTGCAATCTGCTTCTTCATTAATTGAAGTTCATTTGTTAGGTCATTAGAGCCAAATAACGCACCCTCTAAATACGTTATGTAGTCAGACTGTTGCTGTGTTAATCCATCTAAGTTAGGCTTTTTCATACAAACTTGGCTGCAATTTCGCTATGGTGTAGTTTTATGTATTCTTTATCTTGATAGGATAAGGGGTATTGGTTGTCATCTTCGGTACACACAATATCCCCTACTTTTATTTTATAATCTTCCTCTTTGAACCCTTTTGGTAGTTTAACGGTTGACCTGTTCTTTGGAACGTGCAGGATTCTTATTTTCAGAGTTTCCTTTTTCTTTTCATCAGAGGTCAGGTAAATTCCGCTATCTGTTTTTATTGCATCAGTATAGACCTGTTCACCTAAGTACATATCGTCTGCCATAATGATTTCATCCCCATCTATTTTAAAGAATACGTGATAAGGGTAAACCATGAAATAGCTTTCTCCGTTAATTTCGTATTCCTCGTCTGCCTCCCTTGCCATGTAGTGAAAGAATAGCTTGTCCCCCTTTTTATAGTCAGGGGTCGTAAATCCAACCGTTGCTATTTGTGGATGAACCTCTCTCATGTTGAAATTTTCCATCCATCGTGTTTCTTCGCCACCATGTTCGGTATGTACCCACATATCTGGTCGAATAATCTCTACACCACCCACATTAAACACCTTGTTGTGCTTTTTGTCAAACTGAACAAACATTCTATTATACATACTGTTATTTTAACAAGCGTTAAAAGATGCTAATATTACACCCCGTTTTTGATTTTTATTTGCTTCACCAATTTCCTCACACACTATTGATGTTTTGCTATACGCCCAATTTGGGTATTTTTTTTGTATTTCAACAAACACCTCATCGCAGGGGGTAATAGATTTCGCATCTTCTTCTGATTCTGCACACACAATACAAGAATCATAAGTATCGCAATCAGTATTCTCATCTTGTGATAATAAATACAGCTTCATTG